AAGGAGCGTTTTAATAGCCAAAAGGGCGAGTGTTCTATTAAAACAAAACAATATATTGATTATATGATAGATTCGCGTGATAAAATTGTGAAAAATGTTTTAAAAAATAAGAATAGAGATGTTGTTCATTTACCGGTTGCGTTTATGTATATTATTAATAATGTTATAAATAATTTTAAAACAACAAAGGATTCTATGGTTGATATTACACCGATTGAAGCATATGCTATGATTGAAGAGAATTTCGAAAAAATGAGTATGACAAGAATTATAGCACCAGGTGAACTTTTCAAAGTTCTTTATTATTATTACCTGAATCCAAAGGATTTAATATATGTTCGTCGTTTTAATAAAGATTCTCTAACATGGTTACTTGAAAGTATTCATAAATATTATAAACAATCGATTGTATCTCCTGGTGAGATGGTTGGTATTATTGCGGCACAATCTATTGGAGAACCAACGACACAGCTTACGTTGAATACATTTCATTTTGCAGGTGTATCTTCTAAATCCACCGTAACAAAAGGTGTTCCACGTATTGAAGAAATTCTTAGCTTGTCTGATAATCCTAAAAATCCATCTATTACCATCTATCTTAAGGATGAAGATTCGGGTGATAGAACAAAGGCACAAAATATTTCAACAATGGTTGAACATACAAATTTATCTGAAATTGTAAAAAAAACTCAAATATATTTCGATCCAAATGATTATTCAAGTCAAATTCAAGATGATGACCTAATGATGCGTCAGTTCTTCGAATTTGAAAATATGATTAACGAATGTTCTGGTGAAGATTGTGAAACACAGATGGAAAAATCAAAATGGGTAATTCGTTTAGATATTGATCCAGAAGTAATGCTCGAAAAAAATATCACTATGGATGATATAAATTTTGTATTAAAAAAGGTATATGGAGATGATATTAGTTGTGTTTATAGTGATTATAATAGTGATAATCTTATATTTAGAATTCGTCTTTCATACATAAAAGATAAAGCTAAGAAAGATAAAGGTGGTCCTGTATCTCTTGACCAGTCAGATGAAATTTATATGATTAAAAATTTCCAAACACATATGCTGAATAATATTGTTCTTAGAGGAGTAAAAAAGATAGATAAGGTTATTCTTAGAAAAGTTATTGATGAAGTAAAAAAAACAGAAGATAAATATGAATCAAAGGAAACATGGGTTTTGGATACAGTTGGTTCTAATCTAATTGATATCTTAGCTCTCGATTATATTGATTATACAAAAACTACAACAAATCATATTAATGAAGTAAATAATATATTAGGTCTTGAAGCAGCCAGACAAACACTTTATAATGAATTTAGTGAAGTTCTTGAAGATAACTCGTATATCAATTATCATCATATGTCTATGCTTTGTGATAGAATGTCTTATAATATTAAAATGACATCTATATTCCGTCATGGAATTAACTCAGATGATATAGGACCTATAGCAAAAGCATCTTTTGAGGAGACACCGGAAATGTTCTTAAAGGCTGCAAGACACGGTGAATTAGACCATATGCGAGGTGTGTCATCAAATATAATGTGTGGTCAAGAAGGATATTTTGGAACAAGTAGTTTCCAAGTTGTTTTAGATGTTAATAAAATGAAAGAATTGGATGATGTAACACCTCAATTTATGAATAAAGATGAATTCTTGGATAATCTTTATTCTAAAAAGGATGGAACACCAGATACAGGAAAGTGTAGTGATAAAGAGTTGAAAATAGAAAGTATTGTTACAAGTGAAAATACTATAGCAGGAAAAGATGATGATTATATGCCTGACTTTTAGTTTATTATTGATTATAAAATTGATTATTATATTATTTTTAATTTATATCAAGTAAAAGATGAAATATAAACTGTTAGAAAATATATTACCATTAGAGTTAGTTATATATATTAGTGAATTTGATAATACTTCGAAAGAAAATATGAATAAAGTTATTCAAGAATTAAATGACTATAATGATACAGTTGATGAATATGAAATGGTACAACATTATGAATGGGTATGGGGAGATAGATTGGAACTTAATACAAATAAAAAGAAATCATGGCAAATGAAGTGTCCTTATTTGCTAACAAATGAGCGGAGGTTTCATTAAAATAAAATTTGTGTATTATAATTTTATTTTATTAGATATCATATTTTTTTATAGGTATATTCTTGAAATATTGTATAATTGTATATCCGTTACAACCAGATTGTATTGGAGAAAACATTAGGTAAAATAATGATATATAACGATATTCTGTTGGTATACTATCAAACATATTTGATTTTAAATATAAATTAAATGTTTCACGCCTCATTCCAAGTAAATAACATAATATATGATTTCCTGATTTTTGTTTAATAAATTTTATAAGAAAATCGTTTTGTTTTCTAAAATAGTATATGTGATGTGATATGGTTGAGTTATTTGGTCCTTGATTAACATTTGGAATACCATGTTTACACATGTATATATATATATTATTTATTGTTGTTTTAAAATTTTTCAACTCTTTTACTACATTTTCTTTAAAAATATCCATCCAATATAAAATAAATATATTGGTTTGTAATTCTGTGGGTAATTTTTTTATAATATTCATCTAATAATTATTAATATATATAAAATTGAAATTTTAAGTTAAATAATATAATCATTAATAAATACTAATAAATAGTTATGAGTCTATTTGTAAAAAATAGTAATTTTAAACCTAAAGATATAAAAAGAGAAATGAGTGAATCTATCCTTGAATATCATTATAATCATAAACATAATTTGATATTTTACGATATATTCATTAAATGTTTAAATAATATGACAAATAAAGAGAATAATATTATGTATAAATCTTATTTTATTAAAGAGGATACAAAAATAAAAGTATATTATGAAATTAATATGTCACCATTTATATCAAAAGAAAATATAGACAATTTAAATGAATTATATTTAAAAACATATCGTTGTTACAATTCTATTAATAAATTCGGTGTAATATGCAAGTTAAGATATAAAAAAAAATATCAATATAATTATGACCTTTGTATGAATCCATTAGAAAATTATAAAGAATCGCAAATATTTAAAGTTATTGAGAATAACCGTGTATATAAATTTTGGGGAAAGGACCTTTATAAAATTATAAATAAACGTCTCACTAATAATTACGAATTATTTCCGGAACCTAAAACAATAACTAACCCTTATACAAACAACGAATTCTCGTTATCAAACTTATATAATTTATACTTGTTCTTATTAGATAGTCCATGGGGTGTTCCTAAATTATTTGAAATTTACTTCCAAACAAATTTTAATATAATTCTTCTAACCGAATGTTATATGAGTGAGCTAAAAGATGAAATAATAAAAGAAACAGTAAAATTTATAAGTGATAAAGACCTTATTATTCATTCTAATAAAATGTTACAAAGAAATAGGTCAGTTATTGGAGGAAATAGAATTATAAGTGATGATTACCCTTGTGATATTATAAGAAAATATATGTTATCTTATGTAAAATTGTACCTTCTTTCAATAACATCAACATGTGGTTCAAAGAGGATGTATAATAATAGATTATTACGAACTAAATTAAAAACATTCTTTAAAGATAATCCAACATTTGGAAGAGATGTTTATAAACGTGTTCCAATATATGAAAAGGATAGTAACTTTATAAAAACAGGTAAATATAAACTTGTTAAAACATATGATAAATGTGAGGTTATATCAAATGTATTTTATGATAATAATGATTTTAATGGTAATATAAATATTAGAAATAAAATATTATCAACTAATAATATAGAAAAAAATAGTTTCTCTAAAAAAAAACGTATTATAACAAAATATGATGAATACCCTAATAAAGGATATACTCTAAAAGATGATGAAATTATTGAAAGTGAATCATCCGATGATGAATATTATGATGAAAGTATTAATGTTATTATTGATCGTACAGGTTCTTATTAAAAATATTATTCATAATAAATTAATAATAATATTTTTTTAACATTTACATATGTTTTTACACCCTTGAAGATTTAAAACGCCGTTTTCACCTATGTTTATTGTTGTAATTTTGTAATATTTAATTTATGTTCAACATTTCTTAATTTTTTGCTGTATAAAACTATTTTATATTTTCTTATTTTTTCTTATTTTTTCTTGTTTTTCTTGTTTTTCTTTTACGTTTTCCGCCAACTTTAGATCCAAGACTATAATTTTCTTGTAAGTTACCTTCAAAACGGGAATTTTCTGTTTGTTGCCCAGCTAATTGAGTAAGCTTTGCATTTATAATACTTGATTGGACATCACTTGAACCACCCGTTTCACCTATAGGAGCAACTTCAAATTGTTTTTGACCACTTCCACCTTCTTGTTTATTCTTGTGTGTTTTTCTTTTACCACCTGAAGAATTACTGGAATAACCTCTTTCCATATTACGGGAGCTTCTTTTTCTTGATTTGTATTTATCCAATAGGTCTTTTAATTTTTCTGGTTCTAAGCTATAGATTGTTAAATTTTCTACCCATTTTTTAGGTTCAGGCTCTGTATCAACTGTATATTCAGGAATATTTAATTCTTTTTCTAAGTATTTCTTTACAGAATATCTTACTTTTCTGTTTCTTATAAGTTCTTGTTTAGATAAATTAGAAATTTCTTTGTTGCTTTTACCCATATATATATATTATTAACAGATAAAAACAATATAAAATAGTCTTTATAAGATAATCAATGGATGATAAACAACGACTCCAACTAAAACAAATGATCAAGGATAATGATGTTGAGGATCAAACGGATAAAATACGTCAAATAAAACACAGTTCACTCATACGAAAAGATGTTATTATGATGGAAATGTTAAAACAAAAACACCCGGAAATGAGAAAACATGACCCGGCCAAATTTTCTCAGTTAGCACAATTCCAGTGTAAGTTTTTATATGATAATTATACTGATATACATACTAAAATTAAAAATGATGAATTAAATCTTTCTATATTTAATGAATTTCTTAATGTTTTACAGAGAATTGAAAATGAAGAATTGGACCAACACGAAGGTTCTTTTGAAGTGGGAAAATTATTGAAAAAGCTTTATGTTGACAGCGCACTTAGAAAAGCTGACATGAATGATAGAGGTGATATAGAAATTACTGATACTGAGCCACAAAGTGATCCTGTTAATATTAGTTGGAAAGAATTTAAAACTATGTCGCCTACTAGTAGTAAGTAATGAAGACAAAAACACTTGTAATTGTTGAATCTCCAGCAAAATGTAAAAAGATAGAAGCTTACTTAGGTTCTGATAAATATTCATGTGTCGCGAGCTATGGACATTTTCGACAGCTCGCGTCCCTTAAAGATGTTGATGATTATTATAATATAAAATTTTTGGAAATGGAAGAAAAGAAGAAGTATATAAAAGCACTTCGAACGGCTATTTCAAAATCTAAAAATGTCATTCTTGCTACAGATGATGATAGAGAGGGTGAGGCAATAGCATGGCATATTTGTGATGCGTTTGATCTTGATGTTAAAACTACACCGAGAATTGTTTTCCAAGAAATTACTAAGACAGCACTTAAAAGGGCTGTAGAAAATCCCAAACGTCTTGATATGGAACTTGTAAATGCCCAACATACGAGACAAATACTGGATATGGCATTAGGTTTCAAGATATCTCCTCTTTTATGGAGTGCCATTACTCGAAAAAGTAAAACTGGATTAAGTGCTGGGAGATGTCAAACGCCCGCACTTAAGATAGTATATGAAAATAATGAATTAGTTAAGGAAAATCCAGGAAGTCTTTCTTACACGACTGTAGGATATTTTACATCAAAAAATATACCATTTGAACTTTCAAAACATCATATTGAATCTCAATCTATTGAAACATTTCTTGAAGAAACAGTTAACTTCAAACATTTACTATCTTGTAGTGAACCCAAAAATATTATAAAAACACCACCTACACCTCTTATAACATCAACTATGCAACAACAAGCAAGTTCAGTATTGGGTTATAGTCCAAAAGAGGCTATGGCTTTATGCCAAAAACTATATGAAAATGGACATATAACATATATGAGAACAGATAGTCCTATTTTGAGTCAAGACTTTCTTGTTTCGTCAATAGATTTTATAAATCGTTCATATGGAGAGAAATATAGTAATAATGAACTTTTAAAAGAAAAGGAAGATAACAATATTGAAGATAATAATAAGAAAGAAGTTGGTGGTGCTCAGGAAGCTCATGAAGCAATTAGACCAACTGATATAGAAAAAGAACAAATTCCAGAAACTATGGGGAATAAAGAAAAAAGAATGTACACTTTTATAAGAAATCATACTCTTAAGTGTTGTATGGTATCTGCAACTATGAGTAAAATAATTGGTTCCGTAAGCGCACCAGAAAAATTACAATATAAATATTCTTCTCTTTCTGTAGTATTTTCTGGGTTTATGATTGTAGATGGTATAGAAGATGACCCATATTATTCTTTTCTTAAGGCTTTTAAAAATAATAAAGGCGTTGAGTATAATTCTGTTAAAAGTAAATGTACACTTAAAAATACAAAAAGTCGTGTTAATGAAGCTAAACTTGTTCAACTTCTTGAAGATAATGGAATAGGACGACCATCTACATTTTCAAGTATTGTAGATAAAATACAAACTCGAGGATATGTTAAAAAGAAGAACGTTGAGGGTAAAAAAATGGATGTTATTAATTATACACTTACAGATGATACAATAGAAGAAGAACCTGAAACAGCTGTATTTGGTTCAGAAAAAAATAGACTTGTTGTTCAACCGCTTGGTGAGCTTGTTCTTGAATTTTTGGGAAAACATTTTGATGATATACTTAATTATGATTATACAAAACAAATGGAAACAAGACTTGATAATATTGCTGGAGGTTTAGATACAAAAATAACAGTATGTAATGAATATTATCATGATATAGACAAACAACTCAAAATATATAAAGATGGAAATCATAGTAAAATATCACATCGATTTGATGAAAATAATGAATTTATTATTGGAGCACATGGTCCTGTTATAAAATGTACAGAAGGCGAAAATATTACATGGAAAAAGGTTAAGGATGGTATTACTTTACAAACAATACGTGATTCTGGATCATTATTAGAAGATGTTATTGATACAGAAAATGAAAATAGAAATTTAGGAACATACAAAGACACTAATGTACTTTTAAAGAATGGTCGATATGGACCATATATTGTCTATGGAACAAAAAATATTGGAGTCAAAGATATAGATAAGATGTATAACAAAATTACAATTGCTGATGTAATTGATTTATTGGACGAAAACAAAAGTGATAAAATTAGTGGTTCAAGTATTCTTAGAGAAATATCTACAACTACGTCTGTTAGAAAGGGTAAATTTGGAAATTATATATATTATAAAACAAGTAAAATGAATAAACCTAAATTTATAAAACTTGGCAATTTAAAAGATTCGTTTATGAGTTGTAATAAGAAGGATATTATTGATTTAGTTAATGCTTCTATATAATTAAATTCTCACTATATGTTAACTAAAATGGATAATAATGGATATATATTAAAAAAAAATCCTATGAAAATGATGACCGGAGTTTCTATCGTTATACTTATTCTTCTTGCAATTATCAACATATTTTTAATGATTGTTGGAAAAAGTATACCATTTAAAATGTTTGACATTTTTTTCATAATTATAAGTTCATGGATTTTTTATCTTGCTATTGCTGGAGATGATGGTGTAAAAGAAAATAAATATCTTATTATTTCTTTAGGTATATTTGCTATATCATCTATAGCTTTTCCTGTGATTTCAGAGTTAACTAATGAATTAAAAGGAGGATTAAATAAAGAATGTAGCTCACGTTCTCCAAATGTTAACGTATATGAATCTTTAATGGCTAATAATGGAAAATTTAAAGGAATTATGATAGCAAGATTTATTGTCCTGACACTTTTAATAGTTTCTATGATTATTTTTATGGTTCTTTTCTGTTTTAGAAACAGTTATACTGAGACATTTTATAATGTCATAAAAACCAACCAATATGGTTCTGGATTGATAATGATTGCTATAATTTCAGGATTAGGTATAACAAATATTATTTTAAGTCCATTTATACAAACTGCTTACGATAGTGAAAGAGTGTGTTAATTTTAGTATTTTATATTTTATAATAAAATACTAACAAAATAATTTAATATGAAATTAATCATTTAATGTTAATCATTTAATATTAATCTCATTAAAGTCAACAAATTTATATGTTATTCCATATTCTGTTTCACTTTCCCATATACCTGATATGCGAAGAACAACAGTATAATCATTAAAATCACCTGCTTCCATCCTATCAGAAAATATTTTAAACATATTGTTCTGTATTTGTTGTGTAATACTATAAATAGGTGTCTTATTACACACACGTAATTTCTGTAAAATATTTACTTCTATATTCAAAAGTATGTTTTTATTAACATAATCATTAAATATACATTTCCATTTATTGTAAAACCTTTTTACAGTTAGTTTGTTAAATGTAAAATATATATTTATACTGTTAAATGATATTTCAGGATGTGAATATATTATACGTCGAAATATACTATTTTCTATAATTGTATTTTTTATAGGTTCACCAAAAAATATATTTGATGGTTTATATTCTGTTACCGGTATTGCCATATACATGGTCTCTATATATAACATACTTTTGTGCTTATGTAGTTTCTTTATTAATAATTATATCACTCTTGATAATTATCTATTTTTACAACATCCTTTTCAAAATTATCTATAAAAAATTCGTTATTCAGTTTTATATGATGTATAGTAGCATTTGGTATATCTAACTTATCGAAATCATACAGATTCATTCTCGCTAAATATTTTAGAAGAACCCTGGCACCATGCTTATGTGTAACTATAAGAGGACACATTCTGTTTCTAATAGTGGGAATTATACTTTCATACCAATAAGGAAGTATTCTATGGAGAACCATCTCTTTTGATTCACCCATGTGAAGATTATATCTATAATAATGCTCACATGTTTTTAATTGATAGTCAGCAAAATCATATTTATCATGCGTTTCAAGTGTAGGTGGTAACATAAAAAAACTTCGTCGAAGTTCGCTTACATAATCCTTACTCATAAGTTTTACAACATCATCTCTACAAACACCTTCGCAATCACCATAACTCTTTTCATTTAGTCTCCATGTATGATGAATATCAAAACCAGTATTCATTTTTGTTCGAACTATATTAGACGTTTCTATTGCACGATTAAGTTCACTTGTAAATATACAGTGTGGATAAACCTTATTATGCTTAAGTGTCTTACCCATAATACAAGCCTGATCTTGACCACGCTGTGTAAGTGGTACGTTTGTCCATCCTGTAAAACGATTTTCTTTGTTCCACAGGGATTCGCCATGTCTAGCAAGAAGGAACTGAAATGGTTTCTTTACAGGGGATGTTATAGAATTTTTCATATATGATAAAGAGAAATATTATTTTTCATAAAAAAATTATATAGTCGGTTCATATTTTAGATAACAGTCTACTTCTGTTCCAAAATTATACACTATAATACGCTTTGCTCCAATAATATTTATAGTTCCTTTTTTTGAATTACCTGTTCGTATATATTCATTACCTATATTTCTGAGTTCATCAAATTCAGAAAAACATGATATACCCAGATTTAAATCTTTGAGTTTTTTAAAAATTTTAACTATTTCACGTGTTCTGTCATTCATATCCATATTTTATTATAATAATTATTTTTAATATAAAAATATAATACTTCTGTAATAGATTGTTTAAGCATAGTGAAAAATATTTTTATCTATGTATTTTTTATACTTAAAATATGAATAACAACAAATATAGTGGAAGATTATTACAAGCTATTAAAAGTGGTAGATTAGGATTAACAAGAACGGACTTTATGCAGGATGACGCACTAACACAACATATAAAACAGTCAAAAGTAGGATTTGTAAATAAATTAAAACGAACAATAGAGGAAATTAAAAACACTGATGATGAAAGAGATGAAAGAGTTATGACTAAGAAACAACGTTTTAAAGAGATATTTAAAACTGAACACTCTGGTAGTGAAACTGAAAAACAAAAAAAAGATAGTGGTGTTGAATCTGATATTCAATCGATTGCTTCAGAAGCAGAACTTACAGATGATGAAATTACAGATGATGAAATTGGTAACATTTTACAAGGTGATGATCAGGATAAATATTATGAATTAATTACTGGATTAAATCAAGCACGAGACGAATTAATAGTGGAAGATTTGAGTAGTGATGAAAGAATTCCAAGAATATTAAATCGTGATTTAACTAACCCACGTGAAATCAAAGTTACCAAATCAATTATAGAAGATGCTATAAAAGGTGTTGAAGCTAAAGAGAAAAAACTTTTAGAATTAATAGAAAAAGGTGAATATAAGGCTAATGAAGAAATAGAATCAATAGTTGACACTATGAAAAAACAAACAAGATCCGGGCGAATGTGTAAACCCTCAAAAAGGGTACTTGAAGCGGCAACATCAACAACAGAAGTTAAATCTGGTGAAGCGTTAGAAAAAATAAATAAAAAATTGACAAATGCTGAAAAAGTAAAAAAAGAATTTAATTCATTAATACGAGAAGAATTACCATCCAGTCCAGAAACAGAAGAAACAAAAAATTTACTACCTCCTCCTCCTCCTTCAGAAGAAACGAAAGAAGAAACAGAACCAATACCATTTACAAATGCTTTTGAACTTTATCCAGAAAATTTTGATGATACAGTTAAAAGTATTGCAGATGAAACAAAAAAAGAAATATTCACAAGAGCAGCACATATATCTTCTGTTTTTTCGGGAATTGACGATTTTAAAGATCAAGTAACACTTCTTAGGGATCTTACAAGTGACGATAAAGATTTTTTTAATATAAGTGATTGTGATATGGAAAGTTTTTTTAATAATGAAACACAAACAGTTTCTAGTGCTATAGTAAAGGCTGGTAAAGATGCCGAAGGAGCAATAACATGGAAAGATATTGTTAAACATAAACCAAATGTTGTATTTTCAAAAGCTACTGATGTTTCAAGTGAATATTTTAAAGAAGCTGAAGATATTAATAATAGAAAAAAATTCTTTCAACTGGCTTATTATTCAAAAAAAATATTAGGTCCTATGACTTTATTGGCAAGATTATCAAATAGAACAAAAGCAATATTAAATAACCCGTTACCTATTGGACCTCCAAATGAGGTTTCTGATGATGATAAATCAATTGCCGCAGAAACATCAGCATCAAGTTATTTTGATTTTCATAATATGGAAGACGAATACATGGATTATATAGGTAATTCACAAATGTCTGAACTTACAGATTATGATTTTAGTGATGATGAAGATGATGATATTATTCCGGGTTCCACACCTGATGCTGGTAATAATGGGGGTGGAAAGAAAGGTGGTTCTAAAAAGAAGTCGAAGAATACCAGTCAAAAGAAAGGTGGTTTCCTAAAAGGTATTCTTAAGAAAATAACTACATGTGATTGTGATAAAAATGGAAAAAGAAAGGATAATAAGACACGTCGTCGTGGTGGAAAGAAATTTACCATTAGAAAAAAGAAGAAGTCTGGTGGAAAACATACTTATCGAAAGAAAAAGGGTGGTAAGAAACAAAAACGTGTTCGTTTTACAGTAAAGAATTAGGATATAAATAACGTATGCTTAAAATATTAAATATACGTTATTGATGATTATTTATGTTTTGCTCGAATTCTACGGTGTTGGCGTTTTCTTCTACGCATTCTTTTCTTTTTCCATTTGTCTCTCATATGTAAACCTTATTTAGAGAATAATTTTTTATTTAATACATTTTTTTTAACTAAATTAATATATATTAAATACAATTATGTTGTCTATGATTGAACTTCATGGAAAAAAGATTCTTGAAGAATATAGTTTATCAAGTAAAAGGATTATTGGAGAAATAGAAAATTATGATGGGTTTTCTAATAATTTACTTTCAAATATTATTAACACAATACCTCATTTTTGCTTGAATGATGTAACATATTATTTGAAAAGAATAACTGGTGAGAAAGGTTTTTACGTTGATTGGTCTGTTGATGATTCCATTATTACGAATGTTTCAAGACATCAACCATCTATCTATAGTCTTGTTGTATATGAAAGTAATTATGGTAATGATTTTGATGGTGGTACGCTTGAGTTTGTCGATGGAACCATAATTGAACCAAAACGTGGTATGTATGTTTTGTTTGATTCTCGAGAGGTTAATCGTGTTAACGAAGTAACAGATGGTGTTATGGATATTATTTTAATAACATTTTACAAATAGATTGTGAATTTATTTATTACTTAATATTATTTCATGTAAAAAATGTGTTTTCTAGCGTTCTAGCAAATATTCTTAAAAAACATTATTATGAATGTCGATGAACGGAACAAATAATATGTATCATAATTGTATCGATGAAATTTGATAGTCCTTTGCAGAACACTAGAAATTACATTTAATATACCGAAAAATGATAATAGACATTTATCAATTAATAATATATGAAATATCACGAAACTACATTTGAGGATTATATTGTATCTAATTCGGTATCATCACTTCATGGTGTTATAGAGAGGAATTATACGAAGTATCCAGATATGATTGAAGACATACACAATATTGTTTTTTATGGACCTCCAGGAACAGGAAAGTATACACAATCATTACTTTTGTTGAAGAATTATAGTCCGAGTGAATTGAAATATGAGAAAAGGGTAACGATTACATCTAATAAGGTAACAAATTATTATAAAATAAGTGATATACATATTGAAGTAGATATGGGTATGTTGGGTTGTAATGCGAAAGGAATATGGCATGATATATTTACTCATTATAATGACATGATAAATGCGAAAACGAATAAGATAGGTTTTATAGTATGTAAAAATTTCCATGAGATTCATAATGAGTTGCTTGATATATTTTATAGTTATATGCAGCGATCTTTAAAAAATAACCCTGTAAAATTTATATTGATTAGTGAATCGGTTAGTTTCATACCGGATAATATAATAGAATGTTGTGAGGTAGTAAATATACCCCGACCTTCAAGAACATCATATAATGCTTGTTTGGGAAAGCGGATACCATCTGGATTAAATTTGAGTGAGCTTGAGAATATAAAGAATCTCAAAGATAATTTAGATTTGGTTGATATGTATAAGACGATATGTAATAAAATTATATATCATATAGATGTTAATAATATAGAAAAATGGTCAGAGTTTAGAGATAATATTTACGAGATATTTACATATAATATTGATGTTCATAAATGTGTATGGTATATACTTTCTCATGTTCTTTCAAGTTATAAAGAGCTGAATAACTGTAAAATAATGGAAAATACGTATACATTTCTTAAATTTTTTAATAATAATTACAGACCTATATATCATTTAGAATGGTATTTTCTTTTTTTAAAAAGTGAGATAATGAAATATAAGAATAAAAATATGGTATAATTTTAAATTAGTTAGAGAGTTTTCAACAAGTAGGACATGAGGGGGAAAATTAATTATTATATGGGTGTGCTTGGAATAGATGATGTATGTGATATTACACATGAGAATATAAAAAGATGTTATAGAAAGCGTGCGTTAGAAACGCATCCTGATAAGAATAAAACCGACATTAGTGGTGAAAAGTTTGCTGAAGTAGGACAAGCAAAAGAAATTTTGACAGAGTTTCTTATGGCGAAATCATATGGAACACCTATGGAAGATGATGAAAGTGACGATAGTTCTATATGGTCATGGATAGGAAAGGTAGTAAAAACTCAAGATTCCAACGAAATAAATAATGCTTTTAGAAAGATAGTTGGGAATGTGGCTGTAAAGCTTTTTGATAAACTTGGTAATGAGAATATGGTTCATATGTATGAGATTTTTGTCAAGTATCGTGATATTTTATGTATAGATGATAAAACGTTGGAAGATATTCGTTTAAAGATTTGTTCTACAACTCAAGTAATTATATTAAATCCATCGATAGATGATCTTTTAAATGATAATGTATTTCGATATAATTATAAAGAAGAAATAATTAATATACCTCTTTGGCATAGTGAATTATATTATGATATTGATGGTGGTGAGCTTATTGCAAGATGTATTCCTATATTGGATGATGATGTATGGATTTCTGGAAATAATAATATACATAAATGTATTGATATTACCATAGTTTATAGAGATGGAGAAATAGAATGGGATAATTATGTAGAAGTTAATATAGGAAATAAGTTATTTAATATTTTTTACAAAGATTTGAAGTTGATTAAAAATCAGACAATTTTATTTAAAAAAGAAGGAGTAGCAAGAATAAACACGAGTGATATGTATAGTGTAGAAGAAAGATCAGATATAGTTATACATGTGCGTATTAGATTTACAAGCATTATAGATTAATTTATAAAATTGAATTCAAGATTACATGATGATGTTATTTAAATAAAATATATAACATCATGAATGATACTGAAGAATATATAAATAACAAATTATTGTTATTACCGATGAGTTATAAATTACGTAGGTATGAGAGATTTAAAAAAGAATCCATTAATAGCGAAGTTGTTTGTTTGTGTATGAAAAACGAATATTTTATATGTTCACAACCTTGGAGGTCACAATATAATACATTATCAAATAATATATCGTTGTATCATCTTAATTTTAATACAAATGACGAATATAATAAATATGGAAGAAATACAAATGACGAATATAATAAATATGGAAGAATTATTAATGAAATAACAGTATTTAATGCGAATGTTATTATTAGACATAAAAAACGTATGAAATTTGTTAAAATGATTATTTCAAAAATATTATGTGAAAAATTTCCAAATATGGAAATAGAATATTTAAAAAATGATATATTACCTTATTTATATTGGGATACATATTCAATATTTAGAGGTTATAATATTAAATATTGAATATAAAATATGATAATTCACTATAAATTGTTAATTGTCTAAAATAAGTTTTTTAAAATAATCGATTGTATAATTAATTCCCTCGTGTAAAGGTATTGTTGGTCTCCACATAATAAGATCAATAGCTTTTGAAATGTCTGGACATCTTCTCATAGGGTCATTTACAGGAAGACTATCGTAAATTATATATTTATTTGTTGGATTTATTTTTTTAATACATAAATCAGCAGTTTCTTTAATTGTAATTTCTCGTGGATTTCCTATATTAATAGGTCCGGTAGTTTTTGTTTGATTCATAAGTTGTATAAGTCCTTGAACAGTATCGGTAACATAACAAAAACTTCTTGTTTGAGAACCATCGCCATAAACGGTTATATTTTCATTTTTAATACATTGGACAATAAAATTACTTATAACACGACCATCATCCGGAGACATATTTGGACCATATGTATTGAATATACGAGCGATTCTTATATCAACCTTATGTTCTTTATAATATTCCATCATTAATGTTTCAGCAATACGTTTACCTTCATCATAACAAGAACGAGGTCCAATAGGGTTAACATTACCATTATATTCTTCATGTTGTTTTGGTATTGTTGGATCTCCATAAACTTCTGATGTTGAAGTTAAAAGAATTCTTGCGTGTGTTCTTTTTGCAATACCAAGAACATTCATAGTTCCTAATACATTCGTTTTAATAGTTTTTATTCCATTTTTTTGATATGCTTTTGGTGATGCCGGGCATGCTAAATGATATATTTGGTCTACTTCTAAATTAATTGGCATAGTAATATCATGTCTAATAAATTCAAAATTTGGATTATTAATAAGATCTTTAATATTTTTCATGTTACCTGTTATATTATTATCAAGGCATATAACATAGTTCCCTTTTTGTAATAATTCGCGACATAAATGATTTCCTATAAAACCAGAACCACCTGTAACAAGGATGATCATATAGTATTCTAATAAAAAATAAAGGATTTATTACCGAATTAAAAATAAACGTTTTCTATTGATACAAAAAGAAAACGTTTATAACGTTTAAATTCAATTTATTAATTTATTAAAGTATAAGGTATAAATCTATCTAATTATATTATGCTTCAGCTCCAGCTGTTTTCTTTTTTACTACACGTTTCTTTTTTACTGGAGTAGGAGGAGGTGCTTCAACAACTTCTTCCTCTTCCTCTTCCTCTTCCTCTTCCTCTACACCATCATCCTCATCATCTTCAACAACAGCTGGCTCTTCGTTGTCACTATCATCCTTAGATGGTAAGACACTTGTATTGATAGTTGTTTTCTCGTTATCATCCAAATCAATCTGGCAAACAGATGAAATATCTTCGCGAGGCTTTACAACCGCTTGTTTAAGGCGCCATGTCACACCGAATTTACCTGCTGCATACCAGATACCACCGCATTCAATTACACAAGCTGCTTGACTTCCTTTTTGAACAATATCAACAGGAGTCGTTCCATCATCATTTGGAAAGATTTGATTTTTTTCTGTATCATAAAGTTTGGATTTCCATTCGCCATCATAAATAGGCAATTTAATACGAAGGTTAGGTGCTCTATCATAATCAAGCTCACCATTTCCACCCTTTACTTTGGGATATTTTAAGATAGGAGTCCATAAAGCATCAAGAACTTCCATATTTGTATATTTTTTTCCAAACCATTCCTGAGAATTTTCAAGTGCGGCTGATTTGATTTGGTCTTCAAATCTTTTAATGTTATCTTTAAAGGCAACAACATCATCTCTTGGTGGATCTCCAAGGAAAGACATCGTCATCTCATATTTTTCATTTCCTTCGTAATCGCTTACACCCCAAGTAAGCATAAGAGGTGTTCGAAGAAACAACTTTTGTGAAGTTCGTTTATTCTTTACATCAATACTCCTTGCTCCGGATGATAGTGATTTCACTTGGCCAAACTTGATGCCTGACTCAAAGTTAAAGGTGCTTGCGTTTTCAATAAGGTTACTCTTGCTCATTTTATATATACAATCTATACTTGGCAATTCTTTAAATCAATTTTGCAAAAATATAATCATTTATGGTGTCAATAAATCCTTACCATATTAGGTTTCGTATTTATACTATTTAAAACGCAACGACTTAGAAATATAAAAATGTTATATATATAGTAATGAAATTAAATAAAAATACAATAGAAAATTTTACAAGAGACGATGTAAAATATTATGAAAATAAAGTAAGCACAATAACCAAACGAAATATAAAGAAGAAGGTAAATCAAGAGAATTTTACTATACCTGAAATGTGCGAATATGAACATATAATAATGTATAATTTTAATGTTGCTCAATTGAGGATGATAGCAAAAAAATATAAATTAAAAATATCAGGAAACAAAAATGAACTTAATAAAAGAATATATTTGTTCCTTCTTTATAATTTTAATGTTATAAAAATTCAAAAAAATGCGAGAAGAAAGTTTGTATATAAATATATATCTGCACATGGTCCTGCTTTTAAAAATAAAACAAAATGTGTAAACGAACAGGATTTTTTTTCATTAGAAAAGATATCGTCTATTGATTATGTTAATTTTTTTAGTGAAGAAGATAATGGTATGATGTATGGTTTTGATATAGTATCCTTATATAATTTTATACGAAACGAAAAATCTCAGGGTAAGACATTAAAAAACCCATTTACAAATTGCGAGTTTGTAAGTCCACGACTATATCATCGTGTTAAAAGATTTATAAAATTATCAAAAATATTAAAAACAGGATTGAATGTAAATTCTATTGAAGAAGAAAATAATAATTGTACAAATGATAATTTTGATCATAATGTAAGACAGCTTTTCTTATATATAGATAGTCTGGGAAATTACACAAATTATACATGGTTTATGAATCTTTCTAGGATTCATTTAGTAAAATTTATTCGTGAACTACATGATATATGGAATTATAGAGCAGACCTGTCAGAACAAGCAAAAAGGAACATATGTTCTCCTTCTGGAAATCCTTTTTTATGTAGAATATCGCGAACACCGCTTGTTATTGTAAACGACCTTGTTCCAACAGATATAGTAAGATTTAGAACATTAAAAATAATGGAAAATATTGTGCGTTATTCAATAAATCAGGAAAACAGTGCTATTGGCTGTTATTATTTATTGGGGGCACTAACTTTAGTAAGTGAAGAAGCTGCTGAGTCTCTTCCATGGCTTTATCAGTGTATGTATCATTCATAATTAAAAATTTTATTATATATTTTTATATAATAAAATACGACATTTAAAATAAAAATAAAAAAGAAATAATTAAGAAAAACATTATCAAACGCGTTGACAAAAATACAAAACTAACAAAAAAATAAAAATAATGCGTTAAAATAAAAAAATCATTAAATATTAATAAATAAATTATTTTGTCTCGATATCTCGTAATAGAAATAAATATATAGTAAAAAACAACTTAAACAGTATATACTATAGAATAGTATAATGGTAAAGAAGACTACCGAGACCCCTGCTACCCCTAAGAAAACTACTACTGCGAAGAAAGCCACTAAGGCTGCCGCCCCTGCCCCTGCTCCTACCCCAGTTGTAGAGGCTGCTCCTGTTGAGGAGAACACCGTTGTTGAAGAGACATCTGTTATTGAGACATTTGGTGTATTCTCCAAGAAACTTCAATCATGGCTTGCTGAGGGAACTGCCCTTCGTAAAGAGTTTGCTGCTCTTGAGAAGGCAACCTCCCGTGAGCTTAAAGCTGCTAAGAAAGCAAGTGGAAAGCGTAAAGCCAAAAGTGGAAATCGTTCCCCTAGTGGTTTTATCAAACCTACCCTTGTATCAGATGAGCTTGCTTCATTTCTTGGAAAGCCAAAGGGAGCCGAGATGGCTAGAACTGATGTTACTCGTGAGATTAATAAGTACATTCGCGCAAACAATCTCCAAGATAAAGCAAACGGTCGCAGAATCATTCCTGATGCCGCTTTGGCCAAGCTTCTCAAGCTCCAAAAGTCAGATGAGCTCACCTACTTCAACCTCCAAAGATACATGTCTCCTCACTTCCCTAAGTCAGCAAAAGCCATCGCCGCTGCTGCCGCTGCTGCCTCTGCCTAATTTAGACGATAGTGATGAAGAAGAAAATATATTATTAACTATGCATGAAAATGTTTTTGGTTAGATTAAAATATATAAATTAATATAAGTGTTTGTTACACTTATATTATAAATTTAAACAAATAAAATTAAAATACTATATAATTATGATTTAATAGCTAAATTATCTATGTCATTATTACACAAAATATGTGTAAACCCAATCTATGCGATGATTTCCACAAGAATATATACCGTATTATATTATATAATAAATATTATTAATTTTAATATATAATAACAAAAATCTAAAATTCGTAATCATGAACACTCATTCTTGCTGTGTTCATTATAAATGTTTGAGAACGCATAGATTTCATATTAGATTTCATTTTTTCAATATTATAAAGAAATCCTGATTTTTTATAGTGTGATAATACAAACTTACAGAATTCTATAATATTTTTATCACTTGTATTAAAATTTAATAAAGAATGGTTATGATTTTCACACCATAAAATAAATAAATTATAGTGATACATAATAATTGTTTTTACAATAAAATATGAAAACACTTCACTTTCTTCTTTATATAAATGACGTTTAATATTTGCTGTAGAATTTTTAGTATATAGGTCATTATATTCAATACCCATGTGTTCTAATATTTTATTCATTTGTAATAAAGAAAATACTATTTCCGTGCTCATGTGATTACGAAATTGTTTTGAAAAATCACCATATTTTATATCAGGTGTTCTATTGAATACAAAAAATGCGTTATTTACAATAACAGCCCATGTTTCGCAATATGATTCATATATATTCATTTCTGAGTTTATATTAAATACTGGTTTGATTACATTTTTTACCTTAGATATATTTTGAGAACTACAAAAGTCTAAACCAAAAGAATGCATAGTCTCATGAACAAAAACTTTAAACCATTCTTCTTTTCTGTATACAATAATTTGGTTTGTAGTTGGACAACAATAAGTATACGCAGAGTTTACATGTGGTTTACCTATCACTTCAATTGTTTCCTTTGGCATTCTCTTTTTTACATCACATAGAAAAATGTATATATCTATTTTTCTGGAACACTTAGGAGGACTATATATATTTACTATGTATAGCCATTGGAGAATCATTTGAAACATAGTATCACATTTGTCATAATCAGTAACATCACATATGTTAAAAATTATATTATATGCTCTATCATACATTCTAAATGAATATTTAACATTAAACAAAATAGAGTCCATTATTTTTGTTCGAACATAATCATCAATAAATCCAGAACCAAAATTATCAGGAGTCATAATTGAATAGGATTCTGTAATATTATGTATTTTTGATACGTGTTTACTTACATTAAGATTAGTGTTATTAACATAATCATATGATTCTTGAATGTCATTAAACAATTCTTTCATATTAGTGGTGCGTTTATTAACTTTGATTCCTGTTTTTTTTACATATTGAATTATTTTTTTCGAATCGTTACTGAGCTTCATATAAATATCATGTCATTTATATTTATATGAATTTTTGATTTATTTTATTTTTATCGAAAAACTAAGGTCTATTTTTGCCTTTTAACACTAATACCCCATCCTCAGCTTTAACATTTTTTCCTGCTTTTGGTCTAATCATACTACCGAGGTAATTTACCATAAATGAATTATCCTTTACTTTCCTTTGCATAGCGTTTGAATATTCATCCATCTTTATAAGTTTTTTTTAAGTTTCTTTTTCTCTTTACCTTCATGACCTTCCTTAATACCAGGTGTTAAAAAGAACGCAAATACATTAAATACTAATAATAATCCAAAGAAAACGATTAAATATTTCGGCATATTTCTTGTTAAACTTCTGGCAAACTTCATATATTAATTGAAGATATATTTATTTACTTTTGAAACCACTTAACACACTCCCAAATTTTTGCTGATTCATCCATAGAAAAAGCTCCTCTTTTTTGAGCCTGAGCAAGAAAACTGACAAGAATGTTGAGAGCCATCACTTCATTTTCAACTTTTACTTCAGACAATTTTTGTGTAGGTTCTTGAGTTGGTTGTTCCACATTTTCGGTAACATTTCCTGATACGTCCATATGTTTGTAATATATAATAAAAAATTTGATTTTTAACTCATAGATTTGCGAACTTCCATAAGTTCAGTCATAACAGGTGGAGCATTTGCTCTTGCAAAACTAACAATTTTTGCGTCTTTAGTTGAAAGAAGAAGAGTCTTAAGTTCTTCATTTGAGAATTTTGCTTCAAGAGCTTCTGTTAAATATTCAGATAACTTAGAAGAAAAGTTTGTATCGATTACATATCTATCTTTGAAATATGTTTTTTTTGTTCCAGCTTCTTTTGCTTTTAATGGATCCTCAGATATAGATGATTTTGATTCAATTGTGAATTGGTCATGAACGTCAGGATTATTTTTAAATTTTTGAGCTTGTATGTAATGTTCAACCGAGTTCCAATTTTTTCCTTTGAGTAAAAATGGTTGAACATGTGTGTTAGCAAGTTTTCGTCTCCAATTAATTATTTTTGAAAGTTCGGCATATTTTTTACGTGTGTCAGGGTCATCTGGATGAATATTTTCACCAGCACCCTTTCCTGGGAAAGGTTTATCACTTGAATTATGATAAACTTGGAATACAATATTTTCATCATATAATGGTGTATCTGTAAGATATTTTGTTTCTTCTACAGTTATTTTTGAATCATACATAGATTTCATTTCTTTGAATTCTGGTATGATATTATATGGACCACTTTTTTGTTCAAGACATTTCATAAGTATAAGTTTTTTTAGGTCATATGGTATTTCTCTAAATTGGAAAACAAGTTTAGATTTATATCCAATAAGGTCGTAATGATCACCGGAAAATTGTGTTATAATGTAATAAGATGGTTCAAATTTACCAGCATCTTCCAATATTGTATCATTTAATTGACCACATGTAATAACGTTATCTTTATCGTTATTGTCGTATGCTTCCTGTGATAATATGATTATTTTTATATTCATTAATTGTTCTATTCTTGATACAGTAAGAGTATCTGCCCAACATTTTGGTGTTAATATAAATTCTTTAAATTCTTCGAGTGAATTTATGTTTTTCATGTATTCAAATTCATTTAATAATTCTTTTGTTGTTTCTATTCCATCATTTAAATTTTTTAAGATAGAAATACGTTCTTCTATAAATGTTTCAAGTGATTCTTGAGCTTTTCTATCTTTTGTCATTTTATATTTCTTTTTACCCTGAGTTATTTCTTCTTTAACCTGTTTCATTTCTTTGGAGTCATTATCATAAGATTCTTTAAACATATCATATTTTTCTTTATACATTACATAAGTTTTTTCATCAATTGAATCAGAAAAAATAGTTCTTATCTTTTCAATAGTTGTTTTTTTTCCAATTGAATCAAATGCGTCGCGTATAACTTGAAAGAAACAGTTACCATCTGGATTAGTCCTTGATATAGAATAATTATTATTTTTCATAAATTTTTCAATCCACGTTGAAGTCATTTTTTCCTTAAATACTTTCTTTTCACTTGAAGCATCATCACCTGTTTCTTCGGGTAACAAAGTATCACCTTTATAATCTATCTTATCTGTGAAAATAGACATATATTTTTTTCTTCCCAAAACACTCATATAGTCTCTTTTTTTACCAGTATCAGTATCAGCAACTTCCTCCTTTTCTTCAACGATTTCGTCGTCACTCATTTCATCTTCATCATTATCATCTTTACTTTTTGTATTATTTTTGTTATCATCATCTTCAGCACTTTCTTCTTTATCTTCTTCGATTGATTCATTATTTCCTTCATTAATATCATCAACATATTCACCATATTGTTTTAAATTGTCTTGAGTGGAAAAATTATATAATAAAGGGTCACGTTTTATAAGCTCAATATCTATTTCATCATCTTCATCCTTTATTTCTTGTAGTTCATTTACATTTATTTCATATATACCTATTTGCATAACAAATTTTTCATCATGAATTAAATACAACGGAAAAAATAATATACCATTTTTTGTTGCTGTATGTCTTGGTTTTCCAACAGCTATATTTAATCGTAGTCTCATAGTGGGAAAAAATATATCATATAATTTAGATTCCATATCAATATCGTCATCATAAAGTTCTTTTTGTTCTTTATATTGAACAGCGGGGTGTAATTGTGATAATACCATATTTATATATAAGTGAGTATATTTAAATATAAATATGAACAATAAATTCAAATAAGGCGCAAAATTATTTATTTTTTTTTCAAAATTGAAAAAATAAATGGATATTTATAAAGTAAAGTAATCTATAGAATAAAATGAAACAAATTCTTAAACTTGATGTAATCGAAGGTGAGATATTAAAGCGTCCGTCCGCTTATATAAAAACACCATATGTTGGAGATGTAGAATTAAAAAACGATAATGTATTTTCATCATTAGAAAAAGAATCATATTTATTACATACACCAGCACTTGGTTGTTGTGGTCTTAGTGATAAAGGTTCAATAATTTTGATGACAGAGCTTGAAAAATCTAAAACAAGAAAATGTAAATATCGTGCTGACCTTGCTGTTTTAAAAGAAGATGAACATACAACAATTGTAGGAATAAATCCGGCACTTGCTGAAAAAATAATAGATAAATGTTTAGAACTGGATATAATTGATATATTAAAAGGAAACCAAAAATACTATTCTCAAGCAAAGATAATGAATTCAAGATTTGATTTTGCTGGTGTTGATTGTAATGGAAAACAGTTCTTTCTAGAAGTAAAAAATGTCCCTCTTGCTGATTATGTTGATTGTTCAAAAAGTGATAGAAAAAAAATAAACATACAAAGTCTAAATAAAAAACATAACGAGAAGATATCGTATTTTCCAGATGGATATAGAAAAAAAGCAAAAGATGTAGTGAGTCCTAGAGCATTAAAACATATACAAGAACTTGAAGAGATTGTTAAAACACATAGTAATATAAGATGTATTCTATGTTTCGTAGTTCAACGAGACGATTCATGTGTATTCCAAACATCAGTATTAGATCCAATATACAAAACAGCGGTAAAAAAAGCATATGAATCTGGTGTAGAAATAATTTGTTTACAAACTTCTTGGAATATTAAAGGAGAGTGTTATTATAATAAAATGTTACCTTTGAATTTATAATAATTATAAAATATTTGTTCGAGTGGAAGGAGGTTTATATACATTTTGTTTTTTTATAGCGTCTAGCATGTCCATATGTTTAAATTTTATTTTATTTGTCATACTGATATGGTCTTTTACACTTGAATTTTTAACGGACATTATATTATCTTCTATATTCTCCCATGATTTATGTGTTAAAAGGTCTGTATACATCTTTGAAATAAACAAACTTATATTTTCACTTATTTCTTCACATTTGGAACTTTCATTATTCCAATTAATGCTATATAAAAGGTCGGTTTGTAATGATATGATAATGTTAATGATATTATCTATTTCTACAATTTTATATTTATAAAGTTCTATAATAAATAAACTAAATACTCTTCTTTTTTGATTAATTAACTGAATGTTGCAGAAATGATTATAATCATCAATTTTTGGGTCTTTTTGTTCTATTTTATTAAACATCGTTATATAATTAGCAAATTTTTTATCAAACATTATTCTTAGGATGGGGTATTTTTCCATAAGACAAATATACAATTTAGCGTACATCTCTACACCCATTTTATTAGAAGTAGCATATTCAAAGATGTAATTACATATATTAACAAAAGGTTCTTCATCATTTTCTTCGGTTATATCAATTATCTTGTTCATGTTATCACAAATAATTTCGTACAATTTATCATAATTAGATTTAGATAGTTTATTTAGAGAAGATTTTATTATTGATGCAAATGTTTCGATTGTAATAGGTTCCTCCTCTGTTTTATTATAATTTTTAAATGTCATATTTTCTAATATACTTGGATCAATAGGTTGTTTTGATTTCTTTTTATTTTTTTTAAAGAATGGTGTTTTTATATACCCTTGAGAACCAACTTGTTCTGCTATTTTATTTATAATCTCAATCGTATTATCTGGGAGTTCAATTGAAAACCCGTCATCTTTTATAGATTCAAAATCTTGGAACGTATATTGGAGGATAACTTCTGTCATATTATTATTATAATATCATCTTTAAATGATTACAATCAATTTTATATTATCTTATTATCATATATTATTGTGTTAAATAAATGTATAAATTTTATTAATGTAAAATATGGTTAATAATTTTAGACTCCCTATAGAAACAATAGATAAAGTAAAAAAAATAGAAAATAATATAATAGAAGACATAGAATTAAACGAAAAAAATGATAGAAAATCACTATATTCTCATTTGTTTAGGTATTCAAATGAATATGGAAAACAAATGGTAGAAAAATGGAATAAAGTTTTTACAGATGATGTAACGTATTTAAATGAAACAAAAAAAATGATTAAAAATTACAATAGTAATACTTCAAGTATCGTATGTGAAACTTGGAAAGAAATAAAGACAACTGATTACTTTATAGAAAAATATTATTACATAGACTGGAATTATTTTAAATTTTTAAATAATTATTCATATGTTCATCAAATATTAAGTGTATATCGTATTTTGAGTCCTATTTGCACTTTTATATTACCATTTGTAATAATTTTATCATCATGGTTTTTAATGAGGTTATCTGGTGTAAAGATGGATTTTTATACATTTTTTAATTTTATGAAAGTATATTTAAAAAAGTATACAAGTATTGGAAAAATATTTCAAAGTTTTTCATCATCATCATCATCATCAAAGTGTTATGCTATATTTAGTATAATAATGTATTTTCTCCAGATCTATAATAATGTAATGGTTGTTATAAACTTTAATAAAAATCTTGGACAAATGCATGGTTATATAGATAAAATAAATAAATATATGATTGAAACATCCAATAATATGCGTGAATACTCATCTCTTATTTCAAAATATAATACGTACTCAGTATTTAATGAAGAATTAATATGTAATTGTAAAAAATTAGAAGAAACAATAATAAAATTAAAGAATATACCCAAAACGCATAAGTCTTTAGTTGGTGCTTCATATGTTGGATATGTGCAGAAAATCATATACCAATTTTATACAGACGATGAGTTAAATAATGTAATGAATTATTCATTTGGATTTAATGGTTATATAGATAATTTGAATGGTATAAAAGAAAACATTCGTCTTAAGAATATTTCTTACGCGACATTTAATATGAAAAGAAAAACAAGCTTTAAAGATGCATATTATCCACCTCTACTTGACAAAAATGAAAATAAATTAATAATTAAAAATACATATAAATTGGATAAAGAGATGTTAATAAGTGGTCCAAATGCTTCAGGAAAAACAACTGTATTGAAAACTACATTATTTAATATAATATGTAGTCAGCAATTTGGAATTGGATTTTATAAAAAGGCAAATATAAAAGCATATTCGAATATATTTTGTTATTTAAATATTCCAGATACATCCGGGCGTGATAGTCTTTTTCAAGCTGAAGCACGTAGATGTGTTGATATAATAGACAAGATAAATCGAATACCTCATGAGAATACTTTTTGTATATTTGATGAATTATATAGTGGAACAAATCATTACGAAGCAATATCAAGTGCTTATTCTTATCTTAACTATTTGGTAAATAATTATAACTTCCATTTTATGATGTCAACACATTTTATAGAGTTATGCGAAAAATTAGAAAAGAACAATAAAAAAATAGGTAATATGAAAATGTGTGTAACAAAGAAGGAAGATGATTTTATATATAGTTATAAAATGAAACCAGGTATATCTATTGTCAAAGGAGGTGTCAAGGTATTAATAGACTTAAATTATCCAAAAGATATAATAGAAAATACAAAAAAATTTATTGAAGAAGAATTTTAATTTTAGGGTTTATACGTTAGAAAAAATATTTTAGTTTCTAATATCTTTTTATTATGGGTCTTATGTCTATTGTAGAAAATTTAACGAGTATGACGGTGTTATTAACAATAATATTCTTTGTTCTTATGTCGGTTATTTATGTTAGAAAGAAACTAAATGATGCTGATAATAAAATAGATAGTATGTTTGATTTGCTTGAAACACTTACGAGTGAAGTTAAAATATTAAAGATACGTTTAGCACCTCCTGAAATGATGATGGGGACAAATATTTCTCAAAATTATAATCAATATGGAGGAAATAACGTTGATATTATAGAATATGTTGAAAGTGATGAAGAAAGTGA